GGCGAGGTTTTTTCCTTTAATGATGTTGTCGGTGAACGTACGGCGGAAGCTGGCTATGATGATGCACCGGTTATTATTGATGGAAAATTAGTACCGGGTATTGGTGGCGGTATTTGCCAAGTTAGCTCTACATTATTTAACACTGCATTACTATCTGGTATGAACATCATTGAGCGGACACCTCATTTTGAACCTGTTAGCTATATTCCTGCAGGACGTGATGCAACCGTTGCATACGGATATTTGGACTTTCAATTTAAAAATCCATATGCTCATAATATCTATGTATTAAGTGTTATGAATAACGGAGAACTAACTATATATATCATAGGTGTACCAGAAGACGTACCGAAGTCTGTTTCTATCAGTGTTGGCGACCGTACGGATATTCCAAATCAAACGATTACCAAAATAGATCCTTCTGCCAAAGAGGATAGTACAGAAGAAGGTCATATTGGATTTAGAATTAATACATATCGTACAATAACATATGGTAATTGGGTCACTACAACAGATGTATTTGAGTCTACATATGATCCAGTAGATACGATTATTACTAAGAAACCTGCAGCACCAGAACCTGCAAAAAAAGACTCACCAAAGAGTAAAACAAAAAGATAAATATTAACATTCTATTAAATATGGCCTAATCTATTGACCGAATGCATAGATTAGGCTATTATTTTAACTTGTAGTAAGGTGTTTGTACCTGAAAACGCTAAAATTACACATTTCATTCTCAATAATTATCAATTAAAATCATAAGTTGAGGTTCACTATGGATACAATTTTACAATTTGACCATACAGTCATATTTTATATACAACAACATTTTATTAGTTCTTATTTAACACCAATCATGTACTGGTTATCAAAAATAACAAGTGCAGGTGCTTTATGGATCTTAATTTCTATTATATTAATGATTCAAAAGAAATATCGCGTTATTGGCCTTGGAATGTTCATTTCCTTAGTCTTAGTATTCATCATAGGCGACCAAGGGTTAAAACCTCATGTAGCGCGTTTAAGACCATTTGTAGATTTCCCTGAAGTACCATTGGTAGCACCGCCACCAGCAGCAACGACATATTCATTTCCATCAGGGCATAGTTTTGGGTCATTTGCGGCTGCAACAGCATTATACTTAGGATTAAGTAATATATGTCCAACAAAGAGATTCTGGGGCGTTATAGCGTTGATTGGTGCCTGTGTAGTAGCATTTGCACGAGTATACTTATTTGTACATTATCCAACAGATGTATTAACTGGATTAGTATTAGGTATTATCGTAGGTTGCATTGCATGGAAAATCGCAAAAGCCTTATGGTCTTGGTGGACTGGTCGTAAAAACGAAGTAGAATACGAACCATATACATTTAAACGTAAAAACTAATAACCTTGAAAATATTGATTGGGCCTAGCTTAGGCCCAATTTTTATGCCTTAAATTACTTCCGATAAATTATCGTTATCGGAAGTAATAAGGTAAAAAGAAAAACTAGCCTATATTTCTATAAGCTAGTTTATTTTTTTACAATAAATTAATCATCATGTTCCGATAAGTATTTCATATAGTTATTAAATTTAGGCTCATCAATAGTAACTTTATTAAACTCAGGATTAACTAAAATTTTACCATACATATTCATAAGACCATATGTATTACCAGATTTAACTACATATAAATTATCATAATACGCCGTGATATCATCAATTGTTTCTGGCAATATTAATATTATATGACCATCATTAGAATCAATTATATATTTTTTATTTTCTAATGTGGCTACAGTAAATTTATCAATCATATAAATTGGTTTTGATGTGTCAATCGTATCATAAGCCTTATCAACTAATATTCCACTTTCTGCATTAAAAATATAAGATTTTTCAGCTGTTTTTAACACAAAGCTACGATCACTTAATCTTTTACAGGAATCATATTTAAATGGTATGACTACTTGGTCTACAACATTTATAATACCATATTTATTATGTTTATCCGCTGCAATAAAATACTTAAAATCATCTCCTAAAGGTTCTATATAATTGTATTTAGGAGCAATTAATACATTATCATTCGATAATCTAATACCATATAAAGTTTTCCCGTTTTTATCAACAATGGAAAATGGTATGAATTGAGTAGACGGTTGTCGACTATATCTAATTCCATTATAACCATTTCCTTCTCCATCTAAAGTACCAGCACCATCCATGAGTTCATAATTATATTTATTTATATTATGAATCGCAGTATCCTCATCTATTTCTATACCATCATTAGTTACATATTTGACATATCCGTCTGCTGTCTCTATTTTTAATAGTACAACCGCTCCAGATCCATTATAATATTTATTTACATTTTCCCATGTACTTGTAATAGGATTATCTATAACTAATGAACCTGTACTTATATTATAAAGATACCAAAACTCACCCTTTTTACCGTATATTAAATTATCCGAACAATAATTATAAGCACTAACAACATCATTTATAGCATATGTACCATCAGACTTTACTAACTTAAATCCACCCTTTGTCAAAGCCTTTGCATACTCATAAGAAAACTCGTAATCATATCCTGCCGGTAAATAAACCATCGTATTTAAATTTATATAGCGTTTTTGACCATTATCATAAAACGNGATACTTTTGTGTTCTATCAGTTCCTCTAAACGATTGCCAATGGCTTTCCCATACACACTACGAATTAGATTAGTTGAGCTGTGCCCTAGTTGGGCTTGTAGGTTCTTTTCGCTAACTCCTGAGGCTAAACTGTGGCTTGTATAGTTAAGTCTAGCATGATGAGGAGTTAAGAGAAATGGCAGTCCTAGTGCCTCTGTAGCTTTCTTAAAGATATTCTTTATTGCTACTCTTGATACTGGTTGATCACTACAGCGTTTCGATTGGGCTACATAAGAGTTCTTTGGGAAGCCTACAGCTGACCACTGGTGAAATAAGAGCTCTATAGTGTCTCTATCAGTAACTATTACGTCTCTTATACTTGTCGCTGTCTTAGGCTCGTGTAGAGCTCCCATATGTTCATCAAATGTCTTTGTTATCTTTAGTACTACATAAGAGCACTGGTGGTATTCCTTTGGGGGAACTAAGGTGTGTTCTTTAGTGTACCAAAGGACATCGCACCACTGTAAAGCTAGTGCTTCCCCTATTCGTAGTCCTGAGTTAAACAGTAGGCGAATAAAGTAGTGCCAGTAGTTAGGCTTCAGGTAGTCGAATAGCTGGGCTACTTGTTCTCTTGTGAGTGCTTGTTTAGATCTTGTAACGTGTGCCTTTGGTGGCTTCCTTAGCTGTGTAGAGAAGTCCTTAGTGGTTAGCTCATCGTAGTAGAGCTCCTTTAGGGTTCTCTTAAGCATTGCTATACAGACCTTTTGTGATGTCTTTAGTGTATTGATGAAATGTTGTAACTGTAGTCGTGTTAAGTCCTCTACTTTTGTGTCTCTAAAGAATGGTATAAAGTGCTTCTTAATGAGGGCTCTATAGGTTCTTAAGGTGCTATAAGAGTACTCACTTTCTTTATACTTTAACCATTCATTAATGTATTCTAAATATGTCATTAAGTTCACCTCTTTAGAATACCTAAAGAGTACTTTATACTACTCCTTAAGTATAACATTAAAGGTGTATGGTTCTGAAGTAATTAAGAGTATCTAATAGTATTCTTATAGAGTTCCTTTAGTTTGCTAAACTTCGTTAGTTAAAACTAAAAAATCTATAAGTTCCTTATTGCTGTCTTAAGAGTTAATAACTAAATTAATTGTCTAAATAAGCCTATTAGTTTTTCTTGAGAAGCTATTGACATAGATGTCTCAAGTTGTCTAATAGATAGACTTTAGTTAAAACTAAAGAGAGCTAGAAGATACTCTTCTATCTCGTGGGTACATTGAGAAATAATCATAAGAGTATTACAATAAGTTATACATAGGAGAACTTTAGAGTGCTATAAGAGATACTTAAGAGGTGGACTTAAGAGTGCTTATAGAGGGACTAAAGAGGTTTTCTTAAGAGTACTTATAGAGATACTAAAGAGTTCCTATAGTACTCTTATTTATTTCTGTCTTTAATAAACCATCAGCCTCTATGGCGATTTTTGTTGAGCGTGTGTAGAGGCTTGTGTCATTCCTTAGGTATAAATACCTTAGACAATCTCTAGGCGACAAAATAAACCTCTGTGCACGCTTAATAGCCACAAAAACCCTAAAGAAATCGTTCTGACTTCCTTAGGGTTAGTGGTTAGTAGTTCTTAAGCATATTATAGGTGCTTATCCTTTTAGCTTCTGAGCGTCCCATTGGTCGCATTTGGTTTGCTTCATCTCTGTAGAATATCCCTTTGTCAGGATCAAGCCACTGCTCTAATTTAGCTTCTATCTGTTCCTGCATACCAATTTCTTCGTCTCTATCCATGACTGCTAACCAGTAGGCTACTGCCATACATAAAGCGTCTAAGCGGTCATCATGAGCTAGTGCTCCTCTGTCTCTGCTTAAGCGTGTCATTTGGTAAATCAAAGAGTAAGCAGGAGCGTTCTCATAGACTTGGTAGTCATCAATGATAACCTGCTTATGGATAATCAATTTGTGTCTCATCATGACTGGCTCAAGAGTGTCAATGATACGAGCCTCTTTCTGAGCATAGTTCTTTACTTCAGTAACGCTACAAGGGTGTATGTCATTGAGCACTGGTTTAAAGAGCTGTGAAAACATACCATCACCAAAGTTGCCCTCTACGACAATCTCATTAACTCCATAGATTTTAGCTTTATTAGCCAGTTGTCGGAGTGTGCTATCACTGTAGCCCTCTCTAGTACCACCTACTTCTAAGACAAATAAGTAGCCATTGAGATACTTAACGACTGCATAAGAGGTTTCGTCCTTGCCTCTACCTGATGGGTCAACTGCCATTACTGTACCTGTGTACTCAAAGACTTCATTAGAGCGTCCCTGAGGCTCATAAAAGTAGTCGCCCTTAAGAGCTACGCAAGGTAAGTCATTAATGCGGAGTTGTCTGTCATTGCTCCAGTACCACTTGAGATTAGCTTCATCAAGCGACAAGTTAGCAATCATTAAATCTTGTACTTTCAATGGATACTTCTCTTGGTCGCTTAGGTTAGTGTTAAGCATAAACTGTAGTGCAAAGCCAGCTTTACCATAAGACAATCTACGTTTATAAATTTCTTCCTCATCAAATCGTCTAGGATCTGTAGGCTTCCCAGCGTAGAGCTCAGGGTTATTGTCATATTTGTCAGCTATAATCTTAGCTAAGCGGTCTCCATAGAACTCTCTTTCAGATAAGCTCTCAGGATACAATACAGTCCATATGCGACATCTATAGCCACGCTGTTGTAACTCATTGTACAAGCTCATTTCATTCTGAGGAGTACCTAGGTATACGATTTGTCCCTTAGGTTTAATGATAGCGTCAAACTCTTTAACAGCTTCATTTAGCTTGTCTCGTTGTGTCTGAGTGCCACTATTGTTAGCTACTTCGACGTCATCGGCAATCAATAAGTCTGCACGACTACCTGTCAACTGCCCTGATATACCTACTGACTTAATACTAGGAGAAATATCAGGTACCGCAGGACCGACATCAAATAAGTTCTGCTGGTCTCGTTGGTCTGGTCTAGCCTTTAGATGAGCTAGGAATGGTAGTGTATAGATAATACGTTTAATAAAGATAGCGTTAGCGTCTGCTCTGTCTTTAGAGGCGGAGACAATCTCTACTTTCTTCTGTGGGTCTCTCCATAGCGTCCATACAGCATATGCACAAGTAATGAATGACTTAGCTACACCACGGAACCCCTCAATGATAAAGCGGTCATTTGGTAAGTTCTGTAGTGTATGAGCTATGTCGTACTGGATAGGTGTAGGGTCAGGTAGACTAATCATCTTCCATACCATGTATATGAATACCCTAAAGTCCTCTTTAGCTTTCGCTATCTGTTCTTCAGTCCACTCCATTAGTGATCACCATAGTGCTCGTCCATGAGTGTCGGAGGGTCAAACACTGGAATTTCATGTGTCTCTCTCTTGACTTCAATAGCAAGCTCAGGAGTGGTCTCCAATTTATTGTCTCGTAGAAATCTACGGACTTTCTCTAGGAATGATGGGTTAAGTCTTGTCTCAGGATCTTGCAAGCCCTCAAGCAGTGCGTCTACTTCTAGCTCTGCTAATTGGTCTAAAATCTCAGGTTTAATTTGCATAGGCTATTTGTCTCCTTTCTTTCGTGTAGCGTTAAGGTCTAGCTTGTTTACCTTTACAACTCCTTTAGGTGTCTTTCCCATTCTGTAGTCCCATAAAGGACAATCTTCTACAGTGCAGTTGTCGACTTCTTTAGTGTCGTTACAGCAACAATCTAAACATTTAGCTCTGATAGCTTTCATTTGTGTTCTAATTACTTTTGCCATATGTTCTCCTTAGCGTTCTAATTGGTGCTCAAATATAATCTCTGTACGCTTCGCATTGATGAGCATTACAATGCTGTGATGTGCAGGTGCTTTACTATCCTCACCATCTTCACTGATAAACTTGATACGTTTCGTCGGTACATAGATAGCTATATTAGTTCTCTTATAGAGTGCATGACGCTTTACACCGCCTAAGCTCTCTATAGGTAGAACTAATACGCATGGTTTACCACTCTCTATACAGCGTTCAATAATCTCATCTTTATTGCTGTACGGAGGGTTAGTGATTAGATAGTCATATTCATAGTCTTTGGTTAGCCAATCGTTTATTCCATAGATGGCTTGTGGATCATAATCTTTGGTTATAACTTTATAGAAATTGCTTTTTTTTGTGTCGAATGGTAGACAAATATGGTCGCCTCTTTTAGGTGGGAATACTTTAAGCATTGTCTTAACTGTTTCCAGTGGTGTGTACCATTCATCTGTCTTGCTTCCTTTAATTAGTGCTTGTCTCAATGTGCCTCCTTAGGAATATAAAAAAGCCCCCTACGGAATATCCATAGAGGGCTATTGGTTAGAACCAACCAGTAGCGGTCAGTGTTGTTCTTTTTGTATGTTCTTTTTGACTGTAAAGGTCAGCCTTAAGGTCTACGTCAAACTTAGGTGTTTGGTAAGACAATCTAGCTCCAGCTGTAATTGCCTTATCATTGTTAAAGTCTGTCTCGACATAAATGCCTTTCTTAAAGTGTGGCTGTTCAGGTACTCGTAAGTCCAGTACTGCCTCATGTGTCTCAGTTACTACTAACTTGCCATTGTCTAGCTTATGCTCTTCCTTTACATTGTCTGTAGCTATCTCATGTCGCTTGCCATTGACATTGACTACTAAGGGCTGTTGTTTAGTCGTGAATTGTACATCGGTATCCTCACGAACTCCAGTAACATGGTCTACAGTCTTTGGTAAGTACTCAAAGGTAGTCGTTTGTTTTCTCTCATGTTCTACATGGATAGGAGCCTTTGGTGTATATGTAGGCTCTTCAGGAGCTTCATGAGTATTAAAGCGGTACGCTAGGAAGCCTACGACAATCACTAGGATAAGCGGTATGATTACCTTTAGCAAATTCTTAATCGTGTGTTTGTTCGGAACTCCACTCATTGATATACTCCCTCACTCTCTGTCTAATCTGCCAGCCTAAACCATATAAGTCCCATCGCATATCAGGATCGTCATCGTGTAAACCATAGCCGTCAAAATCAGCTACTTCTGCGTGTGTCCATACGTTCCCCTCAGGGTAAATACCGATTTCTACGCATAGCTTAGCGACAACTTTAGCCATCATGTCTAATTGGTCTTGTGTCGGAGGCTCTGAGCCATAATCAATATTGCCATCAGCGTCTATAGAGGCTCCATAGCAACAACAAATAGAAATACCAATAGCACGACTATTGCGTCTCCATGTGTGAGCTTTCAAGTCCATAAAGCTGTCCATATCAGTGTGTAGGCTACCATCAGCGTCGATGTTCAAGTGGTAGTCTCCAAAGAATTGTCCGTAGTGCCCTGCTGTCCAGTGCAAGTAAATTTTGTCGATTGTACCTCTAGCAGGGACTGTGTAGTCCGATAACTCATCAAATCTAATTTCTCTCATCTGTTCTCCTTTCGATTTCTGTAGATACTTTCTTAGGAAGCTCAGCCATTTTGTCGCCATCTACTCTGTAGTTCACTCCAATTCTGCTAAGTCCTGCTTCAAGTACTCTGTCAAATAATTGACTTCTCTCATAGCCTGCCTCTTTTAAGTTCTCTGCGATACTAAAGAGTTCTGCAAAGATTACCCCTACATACAACAAAAGAGCTACAATTTTTCCGATGTGGAAGCCTTGTACCTCATATTGTGGGAATAGCAGGTAAATAAAGACTGCTAAGAGAATAACTGTGGAATAAGCGACAAATTTAATCATGATATTCCACTTGTATTTTTTACTTTCTAAATAGTCATTCTCCCATGCTCTGAAGAAGATAGCTCTAAATAGGTTCATTATTGTAGGGTAATAGTCTTTATCTTTACAATATCGGATAGCAATAGCCGTCCACTTTGTGAGCGTATCGATAAAGACAATAATGATAACTAAAAGAAGTGCTAGAAGAGCGTCTCCTAGCACTGCTGTTGGTATTAACAAATATTATCTCCTTTCTATTATTTATTAAAATTTATTAAGAGTGTGATATATGCACCTTAATCATCAATATATTTAACCCCTTTGATTTCGACAAAAAACATATTGTTTTCTAGTATTATCCATTCTGTTTCTGTAGAGGAATAGGGGACGTTCCATTTAGAATGTGAATTAGTGCATACTATTATGTATCCAAGACAAGGTGATAAATAAAAATTACCCCTGTCAGATGACATGAGTTGTTCTAGTTGCCATGTAGGGATAAGTATTGACTGTTGATACCAGCCTGTAGCGTTACAAGCTTCAATAAGAATAGCATCATAGTTCTTATAACTATCTTTAAGGTAGATCACTGGTTTACCATTTTTTAATACAGCGTTACGATAAAAGACAACTCCTGCTTCATTGTTAGTTCCTGTTATATTTGTGCCCTCTTTAGCCAGTCTTTCCCAGTCAACTAATGGTGTAATAATTGGGTTCTTTTGTCGTATACCTTTTTTTAGAATATTAAGTTGCTTATTGAGTTCGCTTTGGTTTGTCTCTATAGTGCTACTAATAGACTGAATTTCGGTATTTACTTGCCCTATTTTGGTATTGATAGAATTCAAATCTGAACCCATAGATTCATTAAGTTTGTTAAGGCTTTCTGTAATTCCCTCTTTGGTAGCTATGATTTGTTTATCTATTTCTCGTCTTTTGTCATTCCACTCAGATAATCGTAGAAACTCACCGCCAGCTATTTCAGTTATCTCACCTCTGACACGCATTACATCATTTCTCATCTGTTCAATATCATGCACTGCATTTTGAGCAAGTAATGTATTCCCTGCTAGTTCTTCTGCTATATGAAAATGTTGTATCTGCTGTATGTTTAAGTCCTTAGCAGTCATAATAGAGCTGTCTTTCCAGTCAACTAAAGGAATAGTTGTGGTATCCCTATAGATATACAAAGGTTTTACCTCTGTAGGAGTTACGACAAATTCTACTGTGCGTCCGTTCACTGTGTAGTCCTTGTCGTACTCTAATAGCTTCCCATCGACTTCTACCTTAACAAAGTCTCTTGCAATGTAGTCGAAGCCGAAGTTATAGCTACGCTGTCCCACTACTGTCTTAGTGGTAAGTCGTGGTATCATGTATTATTGTCCTTTCATTTGTCGATATTCATTGTATAAATTAGCTAACTCATCGTCGCTTAAGTCCTCTGCATTACGTCCTTTAAGTTCCTTAGGTTTCTCTGCATTGAGCCCCTCGGTCAACTCTTTACGCTTCTTAGGATCTTTAAGTAGTTCCTGAATTGATGGTTGATGTACTTGAGGCTGTGGTTTAGGTTGATGTTGAGCCTGTGGCTGTACTTGAGGTTTAGCTACTGGGATACGCCTAGCGTTCTCCTCTTCAACTCGTTTAAAGTCTTGTTGCTCCTTATGAGCCATATCAGCCATACCTGTAAGGAATATTTGGATAGGCAAGTAGCGGTCAAGAGGATAAACAGCAGTTAAAGCATTTTGTCCTTTACCATTCTTTTGATTATCTTCAAGAGCTCCTATAGCTTCTAAGCCTGTTCTTGCTCCATTGAATAATCTTATAGCACTCCCTAGTACTGCGAATTGCTTAGCTCGGTCAGCTATGCTATCAATCAGCTGTCCATCTTCAGTCCACTCAGGGCGGTCTACAGTCGTTCTAGCAGTACTCCCTCGTCCAAAGATAAGTGAGCGTGCGTCATCTCCAAAGGATAGAGGAGACAAAATAGAGCTTCTTGTCAAACCAGCAGTGATGATATTGTCAGCTGTAAAGGTTTTGTCTAAGAACTTTTGTTTACGCTTTTCATCATTGCCATACATATACTCTGCTTGAGCTCTCATACGGATAGCCCATAGCATACCACCTGAAAGAATGGTAGCCAGTGTTTGGATAGTATCCTCTCTTTGCCAGTGCTCCATAGCTCTCATTAAGTGGCTATTAAGAGCCATTCGTGAGAATGCTTTAAATTGCATAAGAATTGGTAAGATGTGTCCAGTCAATCTTGTATTACCTGCACCAAAGTGAGGCTGTAAGATTGCGTCCATAGAGTGCTTATCAAGGAACGCATGAAATTTGATATAACTCATATTGTCATTCTTTTGCCATTCCCTTAGGCTCTTGCGAAGAGCTGTAGGGTCGTTATGGTCTAAGTCCGACAAATAGTGTTTTACTGTAGCTTTAAACTCAGGTATATTGTCAATACCTACACGCTTAAATGCTCGTTCACTAAAGAGGTTCTTTCTGAAAGAACTAGAGAACTCATCATTAGCCCAGTCAATCATGTCAGGTACTAAGTCTGCCTTAATTGATTGGATACTGTGATTAGTGATTTGCTGTACTTGAGACAAAGTAGAAGTCAATCTAGCTCCTACGCTTATGCCATCATGTGTAGCTCCTAGAGCCTCCATGTGTAAGCCTGCAATGTTATTCTCTAAGTAATTCCTGTCGGTTACTATTGGGTCAAACCAGTTGCTTTCCGACATATAAGTACCAATCTCCATCTTTCTAAAGTCTGCTAATTGCTTAGCTGTAACAAACTTAGAGTGCTTCAAGTCATGAATGAAGTCATGCAAGCGTGGAATGAAATGAGTGAAAGCTCTAGCTCCTACTTTGGATACAGCCCCTGCGTGTTCTGCTGAGGCGGATAAACCAAAGTTCATGCCATTCATTGCATAGAAAGCGTCCAATAGTACTTTCTGTAGTCTGTCCATAGCTTGCTCAGGTTTAGGGATAACGTCCTCGAATATGCGTGCACCAGTGATATGATGAAAGGCTCTGTGGAAGTCCTCATAACTTAACTGTGCTTCTTTGTCGCTAACATATCCTAACTGTACGGCTTGCTCTAGTTCGTTCTTAATTTTTGTATCAAAACGATGTGCTAGTGCTCCGACATCATCAACCCCAGTTACCTGCTTGATAGCTATTGCACCACTTGAGCGGTTAGAGACATAATTCAAGTGGTTCATGATATTAGTATCTCGTAGGTCTGTATCAAAACTAAAGAGGTCATTAAGGGCTTTCTCAGTAGTACCACCGCTTAACTTAAGAGGTACTGTCAAGCCTGTGTTCATTGGCAAGCGTCGCTTAAAGTAAGCAAGCCTTTTGTCGCCCTTAACGTCTTTCATTTCCCCATCATCAAAGGTGTGTTGTCCAGCTCTCATGATGTGATCTGCGTAGGCTTCTGCTTCAGTTCTTAAATCAATACCCTCGTCTAGTCTTTCTCTGTCTACAGCTCTCTCAATGTAGTGCACTAAGAAGTTTCTCTTAGCTTCTTCATTAACGAATTTCTCCGACAATAAAGCTAATTTGTCTTTAGATACTCGTCTGTAGAGCTCAGGGCTTCCATCGAAGTCCTCACTGACAAGTCCTGACTGCTTAAGGTTCTTTAAGTCCCACTCACGGAAGTCCTTAACGTGTTCTACAGCATTATTGATGGTTTCTCCATAGTGAGATATGTCTTTGCCATCTCTGTATTTCTCATGGTAAGCCTTGCTGACTACCTCATTAAATTCCTCCTTAGCGTGCTTAGGTGTAAACCATTGACGTCTAGGACGCTCAAAGTACCATTTCTTAAAGTCGTCCTCAAAGACTGCCATCTTGATCTTGTAGTCTTTCTGTACGACTTTCTTAGCAAGTTCTATAGGAATGCCTAAGTTATTCATGCGGTCTCTAGGGTCAAGTAGCATTGTCTTAGCGAAGTGTCTCATTGTATCTGATGGGCTATTCGCTAGGTGTCCGTAAGCAGTGCCAAATACTTTGTTAAGTTCTGCTTTTTGTTTGAGTGCTCCTTTTTTACCTAGAGCTCCTTGAGTTTCCATCATTACTTTTTCAGGACTGGATACTCCTCCTTGTCCCATATATAAGTAATCTTCCTCAGGCTTAATTTCAGTCTTAATGAGTGCCTGTGCAGGCTTATCTGAGTGTCCAGTTGCTTCTAAGGGTATTTCATCATCAGGCTTAAGTCCTACGTCTATAGAGCTCTCAGGAAGCTCAGGGGTATGTGCGACAAAGCCCTCGTCCATAAATGGTATTTCTTCATCATCTGCTAGTGGTATGTAGAAGTGGTTATCCTCTGCATTAACTGCATTAGCAATTACTGAGGTGTCCGACAAATTTACATCATTGACTGATACTGAGCCATCATTGTGTTTAGTGATGTAAGATCTTGATGTATAGTCGTAAGTTTTCTCTAGTCGTCCATAGTAGTCCTTTAGACTTGCATAGTCCTTAAGTTTAGACTTGAGTTCGCTATTAGACATTCCGTAGAAGTCTCTAGCTTCTTCCCATTCTTTACTTGTCTTATGGTGCAATAAGTGCTCAGCCCATTCACCTTTATTGGTATAGCCTTTGTCTTTCACAAAGTCTGCTTCACTAATCTTAGGTAAGACAACCTCATCTGCAACTTTAGTAGGTGCTTTAGGTACTGCTAAGTCAGAAGCCTGCATGAGTGCTTGTTCAGTCTCGGCTTCTATTTGTCGTCCTAACTTGTCCATTGTTGGTGTAGCACCTACAGCTGTCTTATGGTCTCCTCCTATGGAATGGAAGTAGCGTGCTCCTGCCCCCATACCAGCACCGAATAGAAATGCTGTAGTATAGTCAGGAGTATAACCGCCATACTGTTGAGCGACATATTGGTCTCCCATATTGATTAAGCCATTGGCAAGCCCTAGCTCAGCCATTTGGAATACTTTATTAGCTCCTAGGTTGGCTAGGGTTCGTGTGCCTAAGCGTGCTATCATTTTACCGATGAGTGCTTCTTGACCTACTGCTGGTATAAAGTTAAGAGGGTCTGCCACTGTACCTAAAATACCACCGATACTCTTTAAGCCGTATCCAGCTTTCTCTACTCGTTCTTGTCTAGCAAAGTCATCTCGCTTTTGCTGGATAAGAGCCCCTAGTTGAGCTTGAGACTTAGCATTTGCAAGTAAGAAATGTCGTGTCTCAAGATCATTAGGGAAGTACTTGTCGATTGCCTTAAGGTCGTTTTCATTAGGTGTCCAGTTTTTGTCTGCTGGTTTAAAACCATTGGCTTCTGCTGTGTTATAACCTGTGCGAAGCAATGCGACGGAACCATTGTTATACCACTCATTTAAAAAGCTATCTTTAGCTTGCTTCCAGAAGCCACCTGTATTTGTATCGGCTAGTGGCTCAAAGACATCATCTGAGAAGTCATATACTCGTGGTCCCACACCTTTCTCTAGCCCTCCGAAGCCAGCATAGTGTCGTCCTGCTTTGGCTCCTGCTACATATGTCTCCCCTGCAATGTTAGCCATGTCCGTACCATAGTCATCTATATCTTGTTCTCTAGTTTTGTTGTTATCTCTAAAGTATCCATTGTCATACAAGATAGTTGCGTATTCGCCTGCTGAGGTAGCATTATGAATTTCAGGATAGTGTGCAAAGAAGCCATCATGAAGATAAGTAGCATATTCATCTAAACTATCGAAATGCCCATAGGTTGCACTTCCGTCCTCTTCAGGCTGTTGCCCTGCTCCTTTATGGTACCCAGTGAGCCCACCAAAGTTATTATCCTCAACGGCTAGGGCGGACTCACCATTAGCACTTTCATGTACCATTTGTGCTATTTGTAGCTTCTTGAAGTAGTCTGAAGTACCATATTTACGTTGATATATGTCAGCTACTTCAAGTATTTTAGGGTTTATCTCCATATGTTACCTCCTTTCTAATCTAAACCAAAGAACGCTCGTAGTTTGCTCTTGCCTTGGTTTAATGAGCTACCTGACAAATCTGTATTAATAACTTCATTACCATAGACAACTGTATGCTCAGGATCTGAGCCTTTACGTTCTTCTGCTGTAGTATCGTTTAGGTATTGATAAGCTCTATTACCAATGTCCCATGGATAATATGCTAAGCCCTCCATAGAGCCTGCTTGTCGAATATAAATTACATCTTGGTCAGGGTCATAGCTAACCCATGAGCCTGCCCCTTGTTTTTCCTTAAGCTCATCTAATACGTGTCGTACACCCTCACTAGCGAACGCTTCACTTTCTACACCAGTTGTGTTAAGAATAGAGCGTGGTAAAAGCACTCCATCATAGTTGACAAAAGAGTGTATTAGATTGCTTTTAGCTTTCTCCATAGCTTGGTCTGCTGTAAATCTTCCAGTTGCCTTAAGTATCTCTGCTTGGTCTCTAATAGCTCCTAATAAGCCTGTAGGAGTGCTGTCAGGAATGCTAAAAGAGCTCCATGCACCAGTTCTAATATTTAATGCTTCAGAATATCCCATAGGTATTGTGTTAATGTCTTTCTTAACTTTGTCTGCTGTGTCAGGGTCTCGTAGGGCTTGCATACCCATAGCGAATATTTTAGTACCCTCATCTTGTCCCATAGTATCCTGTAGACTTCCTAGAGCTTGTATACGTCCAGCCCATTTAGGGTCTAAGAGTTGATGTATCATGTTTGGTCGTGCTCTATAGAGCGACAAAGCAATTCCGACAATCTCAGGCATATTACCACTTTGATCCATGGAAGCTAAGGCTACGTCCATTTGGTCTTTCATAGATGTTCTCATAGCATTGCCGATAAGTGGGTTTGCTAAGACATACTGCAAGCCATCATATTGACCGCTTAACAATCTTTGTCTAAGCATTTCTCTAGCACCACTTATGAACATATCAGGATCAATACCCATGTCCTTAAGGTCTGCTTCACTTCTTGGGAACTCCATACCATTCCATGACGCTTTACCTGCAAGCATTGCGTCAAACATTGGCTGTAGTGTAGCATTAGCATTGCTTCTAGCTAACTCAGTTTTCTGCTTCATAAGAGCTAACTTTTGTTGTCTAGCTATCTCAGTCTTGATATTAGCTACTGCATGATTGTATAGAGGAGCTATTAATCTGTAGTCCTCAGGGCTTTCTTCTTTCTTTTTCTTATAGTATTCGTCAAGTCCCTCTACAGTCTTGATTGCTTCAATGTCTTTATTGAGTGCGACAAATCTATCATTGCGGATCTTAATGGCTTCCGTATTGGCTCCATCTTTGTAGTCCGACAAATCAATTACGTCTTTCACTCGGCGTCTATCGTCGTACTCCATTTGTCCAAAGGCTTCCACTAAGTCTGCATTACCAGTCTTAGAGATTGCTTCTGCTACGTTGCCTAAGAGTTTGTACTCAAGGTTACTATCACTTGTCGCTGTCTCACGGATATTTGTGATAAAGCTCTCAAGGTATGGTGTGCCATCTTCTACAGTAATGTCAGGGTTATTCCGTGCGAAGTCCCCTACCATTGCAGTAATACCATTGACACGCTCTAGCTTTAATTGGGTTTCTTTACGTTTCGTAAAGGTATCAAAGACTGCCATCTTAGTCGCCATATGTTGCTCTTCAAGTCCGCCTTGAAAGGCATATTGGTTTTCGATGTTCTCTTCACTCATGTAGTCCTTAAGTCGTGCTTCATAGAACTCATCGAATGTATTGAATTGTCTTGGTAAATCAGGTTGTTGCTGATGTTGGTCGTCATAGATGTTCCAATCGCTCTCTATGCGTTTACCCATCTCAGTACCTCTCATGCGGTCAATAGTGGCTACTGCGTACTCATTGTCCTGTAGATTGAACTTACCACTTGTCGCTAAGATTTGTCGTGTAGTCAAACCCTCTTTCTGAGCTTCAGTCATGCTTGTGTACAACTGAGGAGCTACGGCTTTCGCTATCTTTTCCTTACGCTCCTCTTCATCATTTGTGTACTGCTTCCACGCTACTCCTAATTGAGACAAACCAGTTGCTAAAAGGTCTGCGTCATTCGTAAAGCGTGCCATTGGTGAGCCTACGGAGGCGACATTAGACAAATTCTGTTGATACGTCTGAGGTGCGTTTGGCATAAACTGTTGAGCAGTGCCTACGGAGCCACTCACTTGTGTATTGGTATTTGCCATCTATAATTGTCCTCCATTGAAAATGTATTGATTGTTGTCTTGGCTATACCCTATGCGTGGGTTACCAAATCTAATTGGTTGTCGATAAGAAGTACTTAAGAGCTTAGGGTAGTCCATATTGATTGATAAAGCTGTAGCGAAGCCATTAGCACTGTACTGATAGCTTGCACTATTAGTGTCGTAACGAATATTAGGGTTGCCGTAATTGATTGCCCTAGGGTCATTTACTGTGTATCCTAGAACTCCTCTGCGTGTATCCGCTAAGCTAAAACCATCGTTAGCACTTGTTCTCCATGGGTTTTGACTAGCACTCCTAAAGGTGTAGTCAGGTGTCCAGCGTCTCACTAGGCTTTCTACATGAGTACCACTGGTACCGCCTACTCCACTCCCATCGCCAATCTTAGAAATTCTATTAGCGTTCATATTCTTATAGTCGTTATAAGCACTCAATAATGTACCAGCTTGACTGATAATACCGCCAATTAAAGTAGGAATGCGTGGTGTCTCAAGGTGAGACAAATATTCCCTAGTGCTCAGGAATACACGCTCTTTGTTCTGATCTATTTCATCACTCTTACGGATATAATTGTCTTTCACTTGATTTGTCGTGCGAAGCCCATCAGCTTTCGTAGAGCGTACCAATAGCTTGGCTGTCTTACCACTTTGGTATTCTCCAGTGCTTGCCTGTACGCTTTCCTCAAGTCCTCTTGCTTGCATACGAATAGCCCCTAATTGAGCTACACTAGCTTCAAAGGCATTTCTACGTTCATTCTCAAAGTTACCTAAAGAGTAGTTCATAGTCTTAATAGCTCCTTTAGCCTGTGCAATGATTTGGTCTGCCTGTGCTTCCGCTTGTCTCCTCTGAGCTCTGTAGTTGTTATAAGCACTCAATAGTTGCATACCCATTCCGATTGATGTATTGCCTCCTAAAGAGCCAGTAGTCGCTAGTCCTCCAGCATTCATAGCTCCTAATAGCTGTGTATTAGCTGTACCCATAAGTCTCCTCCTTTCTATATTTGTCTAAATTTATATGTTACAAGTCCTTGCCATACTGTCGTGTTGAATGCACTTGGTAAAGGGCTCGTATTGATTACTGTTACTTCTGTGTCCGTATTGCGTCCCATAAGAGGAACTCGGAACTCTCCAGTCTCCAGCGGGTGTATACCGACTTGGTTACTTGGTGTACCGACAATACGTGCAGTCATTTTGTAATGCTTAGGTGTCTTACCAGTAGCATTTACGATGACTTCAAACTCTCCTGTGTTGTCGTAATTGATGTGCAGGAAGCGTAGCTGTAGTCGGTCATTTGGTATCGTGTCAGTGCCTGTCTGACTTGTCTGTTTGATAAAGAATGTACTATAGGTAAACTTAAATTCATAAGGTACTCCTATGTAGCACTCAAAGTCCTCCAGTGGTTCGACTTGGTGTGGTATAACTACAGTATCTTTTCCTGAATACACTGAGCCATTCTTAAGTACTATTGTGTACTCTCTAGGCTCAGAATAAGCGTCTCCATAGATTGATTTGACGTCATACCTCATCTCCTTGGTGTCTTTATCAAAGGTACCATGTAATGTCGTTTTAAACTTCCTGTCAAGCATTACTCGGTATGGTTCTGAGACAAAATCTTTTGTATTATAGCTAATTGGTAATTTCTCAAGGAATGTATTGCCCCCTCGGTTAATTACTAAGTACATAACAGAATTGATAAAGTCAGCACCTATGAGATCCCCATCGAATGTCCATGAGCTCCAACTTGCTTGAGCTTTACTATCATTCAGGAATAGGAACTTATAGATATACATTGTGTCCCTTTGGTTATCACTTAGGGCTATCAATAAGTTCTCATTGTTACAAGCCTTAATAGAATAAATACTATTTTTTAGGAAGTTCGGAACGTGTCCTGTAACGTCTGTAGCGTTCTTTTGAGTAGTACTATCGGCTACTGCAAAGTATTCCTGTACAGACGTAAAGTCTGTCTTATGAGCTGTAAAATACAAGTTACGTCCTACACCTATAGGCTTAACCCATGTATCAGCGTCAAATTCGGTCACTTGGTCGATGACTGCTGTCTTAGGACTTAGTACTCCCTCAGCTCTCAAAATGAATTGTGTCTGAGCACTAAAGAGGTATAAGTCTTGATTGAATGGTACTGCATTGTATAGCGTACTCACTCGGTTGTGAGATACTTGTAAATCAATAGGGTCTGTATCGACAATAGAAGTAGCACTGTCTACCCAGAAGTTAAAGAAGTCTGATGTCCTCGACAAATTGACTGCTTCGCCTGAGATAATACCTAAGCGGTTCCTAAAGAAGAAAATATCGTTAATCTTATTGCCGACAAACGATGGTGTAGGGTTACTGTCCTCATCTCCAGTCTTTCTCTCGTTCCAGTCAGCAGTTGTACAAGTGAATGTGCCATCTGCTTCTCTTCGGAGGATATAAGGCATTGTTGTAAAGTCATACTTAATGGTGATGTTAGGTTTTGCACACTCTTTCCAAATGTGTAGTCCGCTGTCATACTTTACATAGTAGTCGTCAGCACTTTCTTTCTCGCCTTTTACAAGTACTGTGAAGCCATCAGGAGCTGTAGATGGTAGTATCTCAAATCTTGTTGTTGTATTAATAAATAACTTTAAGGCTTCTCCATTGAAGCCATCAGATACACTTATATCCTTTAGGTTTCCTATAATTTGTATCCAGTTAGTACCTTTAACTACTACTGATCCTTGTGTCCCAGCAGGAGAAAACATATCCTCTTTAGAATACACTTTATCTTTATAATGATATGTTGTTGTTACTACCCAGTGGTCGTTATCACTGCCTGCCCATCTACCTTTAGTCGACTTAGTAATACCATAGGTACGCATTTCGTCATCTGTAAGGCTACTAAATGTTTTCTTAAAGTTACCTGCAAGTTTCTCGTATAATTGATTAGCAATATAGTCTGTAGCTATCATTTTAGAGTGGTCCGCCGCTCCGCCATCAGGTGTCTCATAGGTGTACTCTTGGTCTTGAATATTGATTGTATATTTACGTCCATACTGTCCTTGACGAATGACAATTAAAGAGCCTTGTTTCTTCCAGTCGTCTGAAGATTTTTCATTGTTGTTCATTTCGACTACTTTAGTAGTGTTCACAATGAATGTATGGTCTGCCACTGTGATTGCCTTAAGTTGCTTGTTAGGCTCACTACAGGTTACATAAGTATCTGCTCCATTCTCCATCTTGACTGTTTTCTCATTGCCATTGATGTCGAATATCTTAAGACTATCTCCTGTGAAAGCAACAATATATCTTTCTGTTTCATCGCGATTGATAAGGTGCACTTTAGTTTTCAGTGGTAGTGCTGGTAGTCTCCTAACGTGCTGTGTAGGAGGTCTCTTTTGTAAACCACCTGCTTCTGTAGAGAAGCCATTAATCTGCTCTTCTAGTTGCTCTGCATGACGCAACTTAGGAGGCTGTTGAGATATACCTGCAATGAGGTTCTTTATTGTTTGTTGTATAAGTGGCATTAGTTACCCCCTATTCATGTAGTTCTGTATAGCAGGGTTCATGAGTACATTAGATTGCTCTAAGGTAATCTCTGCTTCCATCATCTGCATATATGCTTGAGCTTCCTCTTGTTGTAGCTCTTGCATGATTGTAGGATCGCCTAAGTAACGTGCGACAAAGTGGTGAGCTGTCCTCACTGTGATGTATTGTCGGAATACTTGAGGCATTTCCTCGAATGGTACATATTGAATTACTTTAGCTGTCAGTGGTGCATTAAAGCGGTCTGTATTATTGGTTACATCATATAGCCAGTTATCACGCTTCCTCACAATACGCTTATCGTCGAACTGAATAGACAAAATAGTGTCGTCCCATAGGATACGTTTAGTATGGTCGTCAGGTGTCATTGCGTAGTTCTCAATGGTATTAAAAGTCCAGCCCATTACCTGAATAGCTCTTGTCTCAGCTTCTAGCATACGTACAGCATTAATCGTGTCGACATTCTCACTGTTTTCTAAAGTGTCTACAGGAGCCTCACCCATAGCTCCGCATATTTCATTCACTGCGTCCAGTTTGGTTAGTGGTGTTAAAATCATAAGTTCTCCTTAGACAAAAAAGGGGATAGCCATAAGACTACCCCCATAGAGTTGTTAAAGATTATTTTGCAAGGATAATACCGCTTGCTTCAGGACGTAAACCGCCATGACCTACAGCGTTCTTCGCAATAATCATATCTGCTTGCAATTCAGGACGACGTGCGTGCTCTAATTGCAAGTCTTTAAGTTTTACAGTTGCTACTGCTGTACGATGTGCACAAACAGCCAATGCACCTGCATAATCTGTAGGGAATTCATGACCCTCAGGAGCTGTGCCAAGCATACCTGTTTTGTCTGCACCGCCTGCTTTCAAGTGAGGTACAGCAATGATTTTGAAACCGCAAAGTTTATCAATGTTACCATCGACAATAGAAGCTACTGCACCATAGTCTCGGTTGATAGCGTCTTTAGAAGTGATGATAGCACTTTCTACTTCAGGTGTGATGTATGCAAAGCGTTCTTCTTCAGGAACGTATTGAGTAGTCCATTTAGCTTTCATTTCAAGCAAGCCATCAATTACCGCTTTACCAGTCTCGTAATTAATACCAGCACCACCTGTAATGGTTTTCTCTACGACAATACCTTTGCCTAAACCAGTAATGTTCTCAGTGTTCTTTTTAACCAACTTAGCGATTTCTGCTACTGTAGCACCATCGGCGGCGATTGCCAATGCTTCGCCTAATTGCTTAGCGTACTCACCACGAACGTCGTAATGGTTCATTGCTTCAAAGATGTCTGTAATCAATACATCAGATGTCAATAAGCCATCAATGTTGATTACTACTTCGTTGTGTGGAATTGCTTCTCGCAAGTCATCAAGGTTAGAACCTGCTGGCAAGTAGTGAGCTTTACCACGACCCATTACAGGGAAAGATGTAGACTTACCGCTGTCAATAGTTTTAATCATGTGGTTATTCATTACTTTAGAAGCTCGTGTGAATGCTGTTAAAACCTCACCACTGAATACTTTTAAGAATAAGGCTAATTGATCGCCTGTGTTTTGTTTAGCACCTTGTTGTTGATAATTTGTTACTCCAGCCATTAATTAATTTGTCTCCTTTTTACATTGTAAAATCACTGTTCATAATTTTTGTTTCTACTTGTTTTCTGTAGATTGGGTCTGTAGAGTATCGTGGATCACTGATAGCCTCTACCATTTGTTGCTTTGTTTGGAAAGCATTTGTGTTCGCTGTAGTACCGCCTGTAGTTTGACCTAAGATAGTACTATTAGCTGTGCCATTAACTGCTTGCATATTCGCTTTGACACCTTGGATAACCATATTGATTACTCCTAAGTTGCCTCCATTAATTGCACTGTTAAAGTTGTCGATTGCTTGTTGACCTTGAGACTGTACGAATTGAGCCACTTGTCGGTACTCATCTTCACCGCCTGCAAAGCCAACTACTTCGTTGTAGAACTTCTCTTGAGTGGCTTCTACACCATTGATATAAGCGTCTACAACTTCCTTAGGGTAGCCAGCGTTCGCTAGGGCTTCTAAAGAAGCAGGCGACAAATTACCATTTTTTGTGTACTCCTCTTCAAGAGCTTTAAAGTCTACATTTCGTTGTGCTAAGTCCTCAGTTAGCTTCTCAGTTGTCTGCTTTTGCTGAGCCATTGCTTCTTGCACTGTATTTGTCTGAGCGTCAACTTGTGTCGTAGCTGTAGCCTCTGTGTTTGTGTTTTCTACTTGTTGCTGTTGAGCTGGCTCAGTTTGTACCTGTTGTTGTTGATTGTCGACTGTAGGCTCCTGTGGTGGCTGAGCGTCTACAATCTGAGTGTTGTTTTGTGAATTAACTGTAATGTCCACCTATTGTGTTACCTCGCTTTCATTCATAGTGCTTGACATCGCTTGTTCTACTAAGGCTTGCTCTTGTTGAGCTTCCATAGCTTGCTGTTGTTCCTGTTGAATTTCTTCATCAGTCTTGATAAGTCCAGTAGTGTCTATACCTAAACTTGTTGCGATTGCTACTAACCATTGATTAATCTTCATGTATCCCATAGCGTCAGGCATTTGTCCTACGACGCTCATGAAAGTCATAAACTTATTAAAGTCATGTCCTCGACCTAAGGCTTCCATACCAGTTGTAATTGTCGGTTCAATAAAGCCATTAGGTAACTGAGCTAGTTCGCCTTTAGCCATTAAGACTGCTAGTACTCGTCTTACAAGTGGCAACTGGAATTCTTGAGTTAGAATGCTATATACACCGCTTAGAGTGTCCTCAAGCTCACTTGCGACTGTCCTAATTTCTTCTGCTGTTACTCGTTCTGCGTTCCGCTGTACGACATCAGACAAAAGAAAAGCAAACGATAAGCGTTGCTCAATAGTGTCAGCAGTCGCTTTTGTCGTTTGCATATCAGGATATTTATTAAGTTGTAGTGCTTGAATATCTTCAATTCGACCACTTACAAAGTCGCCCTCTTGAGCGTTCTGTAAAAGTTTAGGTCTTGTAATACCATTAGGGTTCACTAGATACAGTGTGCGTGCACTGATAGAAGCCATTGTTACTAGAGCTTTGGATAGCTTCTCTAGGCTCGTTAAGTCGCCTAAGTACTCTTCTACCATTGAGCGTCCATAGTCCTCGTTGCTCCCTTTTGTCATTCTTAAGACAATATAAGGGAACTTCTCCTTTGGATACGTCTGCTCACTGCCTGCAATTTGTACCCCATCGACTTCGCTAAAACATTCATAGTTGTCATCTACTAAGTCGCATTTGGTGTACACTTCGACTTCATCATCGTCCTTTTTGTCAGGGACTAGATTGTATGCTTCAGGAGGCAATGTGCGTTTCAATAGAGTATCCTTGGTTATCAACGTAACTACTGTGTCTACCCCATCACGCTGTACGACAAAATGATTTAAGTCATAAAACTTAGTGCCATCTCTGTCGGGCGGTAGAAATACTACTCCATTGCCCGTGATGATTAAGTGTCGGCTTGCTTCCTGAGCTGTGGATCTGAATTGAATTTCTTCAAGATACTTTAGGCTTGCCTGTTCGTATCTCATGAGTGCTTGCTCTATCTCTTGTGTTTTCTCTTCGTAAACCTCAGGAGATGAGTTGATGAGCTGTCGTTTCATTTCTGTCGACAAACCCAATTTAAAAAAGCCCTCATTCGGTGGGAATAGGGCAAGTACTAATTTGCTTGTTAAGTTGTTTACTCCTCGTGCTCCAATAGACTGATAAGGTGTACTGAATTTAGTATTACCATCGTCATTCTTATCGTGGAATACATGAGGAAGAGTTAGCTTTGCACAACTAATAGCTCGCTGTACATAAGGCTCTCGTTTACTCTCTAGTTTTGTGTAGAGCTCCTTAGCGGATATACCTTGGTCTTGAGGCTGTTTAGATTTACGCTTCTTTGTCGCCATCTATACGTTCACCCCATTACCTCGTGTGCCATTCGTATTGAGCCCTGTAGTAGTAATTTGTAGGTCTTTCTTACCTCTTGCTTTACGTTTACGCAAGCCACCGCCTTGAGTTTCTGCATACTTTTGATCTGTGCTATCAGGTACATCAGGTGCGGATACTGCTGGTGTTGGAATGTCAGGTTCTCTACCACCACCAAAGAGTTTCTTAAGTCCTCCCATTGTTCTCCTTTCGTGTTCTACATATTCATAGGGTTATAGTCATTGTCTGTATTTCGTTTGATTGTTAATGCTTCCCTGTTCTTTCGTATATAGTTAGGTGTCTCACTGCCTAGCTGTGCGAACTCAGGTGTCTCTGCTTGAGTAGCAGGTACAATGTCTTTACCAGTTACTTGAGGGACTGGCTTAGCTTTACTCCCCCATTTCTGAGCGACTTTACTGAGTACCAAACCTACTGCAAGCTGTGCTAGCATAGTTCCCATAAGTCTCCTTTCGTCTTTTAAAGAATTAAAGTCCTCTATCTCGTGGGTACATTAGAGCTCGTGCTCTAGTCTCCATGAGTTTAAGACATTAGTTACTTCATCAATAGCCATGATAAATGCTATCTTTTGCTCTGCGTTTAGGTCTGCCCTACGCAAGATCGTATGTGTATCAAAGGCTCTCTTGAGCTCATCAATGATAATCTCATCTACTCTTGGTACTGGTCTATCTAGGTTACTCATAAGCAAGTACCTTTACCATGTCTGTACAAATAGGCTCAAAGCCAGCTTTCTTATAGCCATTCATGACTAGCTTAGCTGTACGTCCTGTCGACAAAACATTGCCACTGATGATGAGCTCTGCTTCATAACCTCTAGCAATTCGCTCTAGTTCTCTGATAGCTTCTCTTTGAATACCACTATAGCTTTTGTCGATACAGAATACTGTCTCTTCCATGATGACTGTCTTATCAGTCCACCATAGTTTTCCTACGTCAAACATTAGCACTCCTACAAGCTTCCCTGTAGCGTCATACCACGCTCTGATGTTGCCTCTGATATTCTGTTCAAGGAGGTGCGTATAGACTGCTCCACGGCTCCCTAGAGATGACAAAAGGTGTCCGTCTGCTTCACGCTTTAGTGCTTCGACATAAGTCGTTGCGTCTCTCTCAGGGTTTCTTAATTTCTCTTCTTTGACTACGGTGTCCATAGTTTCACCTCTTTAGTTTTCTTATTGTAATAACCTTTTTGTAAAATGAATGATAGCCTAGCGTTCATCAATGCTTCCTCTTCAGTACTGCCATTGGCTTTATAAGCTCTTACTACAGCTTCCCATGAGCAGTCCTCATCAAGTAAACGCTTAGCTCGTACCTCACCAATCTTAGGGCAACCCTTATAGTTGTCTGCGGTATCCCCAATTAGTGTCTGATACATATGAAAGTAATGAGCTTCCTCAGGTGTCGTATCGTAAAACTCATTTCGTAAAAAGTCGTAGAAGCGACAAGGAATACTCCTAAAGTCTTTGTCTCCACTAATCATGATTGAGTTCTTGTCTGCACTAATTCCGATACAATCGTCAGCTTCAAGATTGTCAATCATCATGACATTAAAGTTCTCTTTAACCCATTCACGCATACGAATAAACATCATAGGACGTCGCTTAGATTTACGATTGGCTTTGTACTCAGGGTTTAGCTCTTTTCTAAAGTTACCCTTGAGATCTGTCATAGCCATAATAATCTCGTATTCCCCCTCGATGTCCCAGTGCTCTAAGACAAGAGGAACTAGTTCTGCTAGATGACTGTCAAAGCTCATTGTTGCGTCAGGGAAGAACGCACTAAGAGTATAAAAGCCATCTCCCCAGTCATGCTCAGTCTCTGCGTTTTGCAACGCTAGATAAATCATCATGTCTGCGTCAATTAATAGCTTTGTCTTTTTCTTTGTCGCCATCTGTCTCCTCTCTGACTAAATTCTTTTCAGCCCATTGGTTTAGTAGTTCTTTGTATTGCACTAAACATAAATAGAACTCTTCATTTTTCTTTTTGAGTTCTTCAGTAGGTAAATATCTTGTAATACCCCAGTCGTCTATTAAGTCGCCTAACTGCTCATCAATAAGTACGACTGCAAGTACTTCTTGTAATTCTTTGTTTAATTTCATTAATGACACTCCGCCCAGTTCTTACCGATTTTGCCCTCGGTATCTAATTGAATTCTAAATTTAAACTCTTCTTGTACATCTCGTACTGCTAATTGAGCTTCTCTTACGACAACTTCTGCTATCTCTTGAGTTCTACAAGCTACTTGAATTTCATCGTGGATCCATGCCATGAGACAATAATCTCCGTCCCATGAGTGCTTTAGTCCTAGTGCCTGTAGTCGCTCTTCTGTTCGTGTTGTCCATCGCTTACAAATAAGAGCACCTGCCGACTGCAATAAGAGGTTCAATGCACTATGCAATGAGCGTACATATAGTTTTCTTCCGTCAAGTCCTTTTAGCCACTTACGTTTATATCTTCGACAACGTGCTGATACATCATAAGGAGCTAATGTATCCTTAATGCTACTGGATAGCTTCTTGATTGCTGGTGTATTCTTTAGGAATTTAGCCTTGAGTTTCTTTCCGTCCTCTTCGGTTCCTCCGACAATCTCACCAATCTTTGCATTACCTCCACCATAGAGGAACGCATAGATAAATGTCTTAGCTTGGTTTCTTGTCTCCAGCCCTGCGTTCATTTGGTTAGCTGTGTGAATATCACCATTGAGTATCTCATGAGCATACGCTCCATGGTCGAATGGTGATAAGAAATGAGCTAGGCAACGCAACTCTAAGCCTGAGCAGTCAATGCCAGCTTCATACCAGCCATCAGGTGCTTTGAATAGTTCTCGACATTGGTAGCCATAAGGTTTGTCAATAGCAGGTACTTGAGCTACATTAGGGTTACTATGAGTAGCTCGTCCTGATACTGCACCATTAGGGTTTACCTTGCCATGTATTCTATTGTCGTCTCCTAAGAGCTTGAGCCATGCTTGATTGCCATCTGCTAATTGTCCTAAGCGTTTTGATAACATAAATGCAGTGCTGTAGAGCTTAGCAATATGACGTACCTCTTCGCTTGCCTTAGGATCATTGATGATGTCCTGTAGGCTCTCTTCGTCTAACTTTAGTTTTCTATTGATTTCCTCTCCGTCCTCATCTGTCTCGATTTCAAACATTGTGTCTAACCATTTATAACCAAAGTGAGTGCCTAAGATATACTTGAGTTGGTCTCGTGAATTGATTTTAAACTCTTTGTATTTCTGTACAGGAACACCAGCTTTATACCCTAGTCGCTTATTGTCTCTCTTAGGAATGAATATGCGGTCAGGAATTGGTGGTACATATTGAGTTAGTTCCGTAGTGATACGCTCTAGCTCCTCCCTTAAGTCTGCCTCAAGTTTCATTGCTTTTTGTTTGTCGAATGGGAAGCCATTCCGTTCTTGTTTCTGCATTAACCATTGAGCCTTGTGTTCAATCATAGAAGCGTGTTCTGTAAAACCCTTATCGACAAGTTTGTTATAGAGCTTATAGGTAACTACTACGTCCTGCTTGTTGTAGGCTAACATTTCCTCATTAAAGCAAGCCCATGCGTCCTCATTGTCCTCACTGTAGGTACCCTTTAGTTCGCCTAAGCGATAACCAAAGGCTTGTAAACTATAGCGTCCATAGAGTTTCTTAGGTAGTACTCCTTTTCTCATTAGTCCGATGTCTACATCTTTAATGTTTGAGTAGACAAGTCGTGCTAGTATTAGCGTGTCGATTACCTTTTCATGCTCAAATTTAACTCCATAGAGCTTCTCTAAGCATGGAACGTCAAACGCTATAACATTGTGTCCGCATATTTTGTCGGCTTGTAAAAGTTTCTGTACACCTTGCTCAATCTCATTAGGTCTATACTCAAAGTACTCTTCTGTTTCAGTGTCGTAGACTACCATACAGTGCACTTTGGTTACAGTGTCAAGAAGTCCGTTTGTTTCAATATCAAATACCAGCATAGTTCTTTAAGAGCCCTTTGAGGTAGCTGTTTTGTGTTTTCAACTCTACTATTTCGCTCTCGTTCTCCTCAATTAGTTTTTCAATTTGTTGCTTTTGTTTCAAACGTAGCCACGCTTGGAACTCAATAGATATAGCTTCTAGTTTAAATAAGATTTTTAATAGCATGGTGTACAGTCTCCTTTCTATTTCTTCATGTAATTTCGTAAAGCGTGTTCTTTACGTCTGCCCTCTGAGTAGTTGCTAACTCGTCTTAAGTAGCCGATTACTCGTGTGCCATAATCAATCTTTTCTTTCTCACCGCACTTAATGCAATGATCTTCAGTGTTTACATTAATAAAACCGCAGTTATCACAAATGGTTACAAGACAATTAAATGTCCAGTAATTACAGCCATATTCGCCTGCTAGACAAAGTAATTTGTATGCTTGCTCTTCAGTCAATAACTGAGCAATGTTTAGATGACAAGCTGAGCCACCATCAAGATACTTAACCATTTCTTTACCATGTAGCTTTAAGCGGTCAAGAATAGTCATGTCCGTATTCTCTACAGGATAGAAGTAGGAATTATAACAATCTCTTTTTGTCTTAATGCCATCTGCTTTGTCCCACTTAGCATTTTTAACTCCTAAGTTTTCTGCTGGAACGAATTCAGTATTAAAACGAATTTTGTAGTCTTTATATGCTTCTTTATTTAGCGTGTAGATTTGATTTAAGAACCCACTGACTGTCTTAATGTACAAGTCAGGATCTTTCACTGGGTCTACTCGCAAGAACTCCATGCCCTCAAGCATACCATTGATACCAATAGTACAGAACTGTTTGTCTAAGCTGATAAAGCCTGCACTATAAGCTGGCAATAAGCCTGCCTTTAGATAGTCCTCAATGACTGCTCGATGAGCCATTAGATACTTTTGTACTCGCTTGATTAAATCAGGGAATGCATAGACACCTCTATGGTGCTTCTGTAGGAAGCGATTCATATTGATAGTGATAACCTGTACACTGCCAGTAGATACACCACCTGCACCTAGAGTATAACTAAAGGTATTGTCTGCAAGCTCATTGCGTAGTCGACAACAACTTGCTAAGCTGTCTGCACTTTCGCTTTGGTAGACAAAGAATGATAAACCTTTGCTCATGTGCTTAGCTAACATATGGGCGAACTCATCATCTTTAGGCTTGCCTGTTTCTTTGTCGACAAGTACTGCACTGGTGAGCACTGGGTACGTTAATAGTTCTTTCTCTCGTTCTTCTCTAAACCAATTCATAAAGAAGTCCTGTAGTTTAGCAATGCTTGTGTAGTTCGCTTTGTCGCCATCAGGGAATGTGAATTCACCAAAGACACTCTCAAAGTAAAACTTATCGAATACTGAAATATTCCAGAATACACTTTGATTACCTCGTGCACTTGCTGGTTGATTAATTGCATAGACTACACCTTGTAGCTCTTGAGCAACTTCCTTAGCATTTGTCTCAAGGTAATTGTCTCCGTATGTCTTGCGTGCAAAGTGGTCGAAGTACATTAAGAACTCTACTGTAGCAATAGCACCAGCGAAGCCACTGGCTACCTGATAGACAAGATTTACGAAGCTACCACAGAATGACTGTAGATTTGTAGGAGCTGTCGAAGTACCGCCTAAAGGTTTAGTACCATCGAATAAATAAGGGAACATATTGATACTTGCACAGTATGGTCGTAAAGAAGTCTCATCGTGAATGTAGATAAGATGGTTCTTAATGTCCTGCTCGTATTGGTGAGCGTACTCACTACCGAACATTTCAGTCAACTTATCCTCTACCATTGCTCGATTGATTTGAATTGTCTCGAACTTGTAAAGCTCACTCTCAAGGATACCGATGTTTTTACCATCGACATTACTGTTAGGGTCGACAATAGAGCCGTCAGCTGTATTGAAAGAGCTCATATAGTTTTTGATAAAGTTGACCTTTGTTTGAATTTGGTCGTCTGTCAGTTTATTTAAAAGTTGTTTAGCCATTAGTCTCCTTAGTGAAAAATGATGTAATATTTGTCCATTCGCCATTAGGCAATTTGTAAAACATTTTTTGATTTGTTGTAGGGCTTGCTAAGCCTCCTTGACATTCAATGTATCTTCCTACTTTTAGCCATGTTAAGTCCTCACGACTATAAGGGAAGTCAATACAACCATGATATAGTCCTACTGGATATTTCTTAGAGATAGGCTTTACGATTTTATCTAAGAACTCTTTAGGGTTAATATCATAGTTTGTCGTACCACCCATGAATACTACTGCTGTTATACCTCTTTGAGTACTGATGTATTCCAATAGGTCGTCTACAGTTAACCATTGTGCTCCCTCGTCCGTCCAAAGTTCAGGACTATGACAGCCCTCACAATGCTGTTTGCAGTTACCAATCTCAAAGAATACTGCAATTTCATTAGGTAGTTCTGTTAGTGTTACTCCTTTACCCATCACTGGAATTCTCATAATGATAACTCCTTAGCTTTGTTGTAGGTTTTCAAGAGAGTTACATATTTTATCTGAGCTCTGTCGTGGTCTAGGTGCGATAAGGCTTCTTTCATTTCATCTTTAGCCTCTTGCACTTTGTACTCTAGCCACTCCATGTACTCATCAGTTTTTGTCAAAATTCAGGTACCTCGTCATCTCTTTCTATGTCGTTCAATAGGTCTGCGTCAGGAACCTCTAGGCGGTTCTTTTCTTTGTTAAACCAAAGTTTACCTCCTATTCCTGTATCACCTGTTTGTCGACATTTTAATACTCGAATTTGCACTAGGTTTTTCTTAACGTCGCTCTCGGCTTGTTGGTTACGCTCTAGTGCTATAATTGTGTCCGACAACTGAGCTATTGCTTGGCTACCTCTCAAGTCCTCAAGAGAAATGCTACCGCCCTCTTCAGCACTCTTCTTGCCATCTCCTCGTTTAAGATGACAAATACAGATAAGTCCTACTCCTAGCTCCTCACAAAGCTGTCTTAAGCGTGTCATCAGAATATCAATCAGCTTCCGCTCATTGTTACTCTCAATGCCACTTACAGCTATACTAATATGGTCTATAAGGATAAAGTCGCACTTCTCTGTTACAGCCATATAGCGTATAGCGTTAAGAATAGATGAGTTGTCTAGGGAACCAAAGTGGTTATACATTATGAAGTTGCCACTACCTAAGGTATTATTAAATGCTTCTTTATATTGGTCTTTGGTTATTCCCTTACGACTAATGTGTACTGGTTTGTTTAGGTATAAACCGATGTAGCCTTTAGAAGTCCTAAGGACGTTCTCCTCTAACATCATTGAGCCTATCTTTAAGCCATGTCTCATTACTAAGTCATAGCCTATCTCTCTGATCATCGTGGACTTACCTATGCCAGTACCAGCTGTTAGCATTGTTATTTCACCTTTGCGTACTCCTCGTATCATTTTGTCTGCCTTTACAGCCCATGGTAGTGAATACCCAGTTACTTCTTCAGGCTCCTCTAGCAGGTCATTAAGTAATGTATCAGCGTTGATTATGTTCTCAGGTGTTACTTTTTTAGCGTTCTCAAGAGCTTCTAAAAGCTCATTACCTTTGTCTGCTAAGTAATACTCATTGGGGTCTTTGTATTGCTTGAGTGTAGCTATACGGAGCTTGTCAGGAGACAAAATGCCCTCTATATCTTGAGCTCCTTTGCGTCCTGCCTCATCATTGTCGAATACTACGACTACCTCATCGAAGCCCTCAAGCCACTTTAGATTAGCTTCAAATACTTTTCGTGCACTTTGTACACCGCATGGAATACTCACCACTGGCTCTTGATTTCCCAGTAGTTGGCTAACTGTTAGACAATCAATCTCGCCCTCAGTAATAATTAGTCGTACTCCATTGTTGTATAATTGCTGTCCAAAGAATGTAGTACTGAGCTTTCCTTTGATAGCGAATGATTTGTCTTTAAAGCGTAGCTTTTGTCCGACAAGAGTTCCGTATTCATCAAAGTAATTAGCGACTTGGCAAGGCTTTCCTTTGTAGTTCGTATAGTAGTACTGATATTTCCTACAGGTGCTCTCAGTGATACCTCTAGCTTTCAAAGGCTTCAATGTCATATCACTTATGAATGAGCTGTCAGTTGTCTTTGGCTTCTCTTCATTGTGATTATGATGTGTCTCACAAGAGAAGCAATAAGTGTGTCCGTCAGTGTACTCTGTGAGTGCGTCAGATGAGCCACAATCAGGGCACGGAAGATGAGCATTGAGAATTTCTGATGTGCTAGTCATGAATATCCATGTCATCAATCAGTACTTCTTCGTCGTCTGCCTCTATGTCTCGACAATTAATCTGAGCTTTTGCTTGCTCTATTGCTTCATTCTCTGAGACATTCTCAAGCTCGACTTCAAAGTACTTAACTTGCTTAGCGTATACTGTGATGGCTTTATGTTTTCTGTCCATCATGCACTCGTATTCCTTTAGCTCGTCTCGTGTATCACTCAATGACTTCAACTCCTTTATATTGCTCTCGCAATGCATTGAGCACGACTTCTAAGCTGGCTTGGGCTTCTTCAGTGATGTCAGATAGAACACTAATAGTAGTGTCATAATTGTCCATTTCACCGAATGCTACTGCTTCTTCAGGTCGGAACTTATTGACTGTTCCATCTGCTGTGATTAAGTAGTGGTGAGGGAAGAACAGGTAGCCTGCCTTTTGACTATTTCTCAAGATTACTTGAGGGTCTTTGTCGTGTAATGCGTACTGCGTTACTTTAATGTATTTTGTTTCTTTACGTTCTTTAAGTTTTCCGTATGCTTTAATTCGTTTTACCTCCTTTCTCTTCTATCCATTTCTTAGGTATTGCTGTACCGATATGATACTTAAAGTTATTCTTCTTGCACCAATCACTGTACTTATTAGCTTTTGTCTTATTGCTGATATAGTTGTCTCTCATGAATAGGAACCGAATGTCTAGTTCAGGGTGTTGCTTCTTGATTGCTAAGTGCTTACTTCTGTCCTCAGGTAGGAACAGCCCTTTTGCTTCGATAATAATTCCATTCGACAATATAAAGTCAGGCTTATAGTAGTGAGTGGTCGTGTATGGTACCCTCATTGTTTCATACTCAAATGGTACCTTAGCTTTCTCAAGGTTAGCTTTTACTTTGCTCTCGAAGCCACTTCTAGTACTCTTGTCGGTACGCTTTTTAAAGCCTCCTAAGCGACTAAAAGTCCAGCCTTTAGCCATGCTCTTACCACTCTACTGCTTCATCGTCGATTTCATTGTCAGGCTTTTCTGCTACTTCAAAACCGAAGCTTTCTGCTGTAGAACCACCGCCAGTGTATTCTTTAAGTTCTTCTACCATGACTGCATTTAAGCGTAATGTAATGCCGTAGTTCTTAGAGCTCATGATGTATGGATCTGCTGTTACCTTTACTTTGACTTTAGAGCCATTACCAATCTTTGTGCCTTTAGGCAATGGGTCTCCATATTTGTCGAATACACGCAATGTACGTTTGACAAGTTCACCTGTTACTCTGTCTTTAAACTCATGTTTTGTCTTAGCTTTAAAACACTCACCATACTCTTTGTCCTCTTTGACTGCTAAGTTGATAGGTACTTTACGATTTACTTTCTTGTCTAGTTGAGCTTCTGCTTCATTAAAGAGCTCCTCAAGTGCGTTCTTGAATGCTTCAGTTTTCTCATCGCTCTCAAGTTTTACCATGATAGAGTAGCCAATTTCATTGCCCTCGTATGTCTCAGGGCTGTCTGTGTGAGCCCAGCAAGCTGTACCACTTAACATAAAATCTTTTCCTAGTTTTTGTTTTGCCATTAATTGTCTCCTTTATGACGTATTAAGGGACACTCCCTCAGGAATGCCCCACCATAATAAAAGACACTCCCTCAGGAGTGCCTTTGGTAACCTATTTTATTTTCCTGTAGAACCGCTTTCAGTTCCTCGTTCAGTATCTTCGATAACTTCACCCTCGACAAAAGTCATTGGTGTTGTTTTCTCAAGCCAGCATTGAGCAATTCTCATGCCTTGCTCTAGCATTACAATATGTTTACTGTAGTTGCGTACAAATAGCATTACTTCTCCTCGGAAGTCCTCATCTACAATGCCCTCAATGTTTGCTAAGCTAATTGGATAGTCTCGCCCTACACTGGAACGCAACTGGATCCGTAATGTGTGCCCTTTAGGAATTACTACTTTAAAGCCTAAAGGAATTTCTGTAGCTTTCGTTTGTACTATAACTGGAGGTACTGAGATTGTTGTTGGAATTGTAATGTCCATACAGCCAGCTCCCTCTGTCTTTGCTTCAGGAATTACTGCGTTGTCGTTAAGTAGTTCGATGAGCACCTGCTCACCATTCAGTGTGATTGTTTCTGTTTCTTGTGTTTTCTTTGGTCGTGCCATTTTAGTTCTCCTTTCGTTCATAAACAATCTTTGTGATTTCTTTAGGTACTACTTCATAGAATTCTAGGCTATTCCGTTCTCCTCTGTAGTTATCTTTTACATATCTTAATTCATAATACTTACCATTAATACACTTAAATACTTGATGTTTTTCATATTGGTATGTATCCACCCAGTCAACTTCCTCTTCAATTCTTGTTAGGAATGTGTTATTGCTCCAAACTAAATCGTCAAGCATTTCCTTATGCTGTCCATCTAGTAGTCTATCTAGGTATCTCTGATCTCTTTTATTTAGAGTAATGGGTTCTAGCATTTTGTATTCTCCCTTACTTTGCTTGTTTAATAATTGTCGTAATGATTTCCTGAGCGTGGCTTAGGTTATCAGGTGTTACTTGATTTGCAATGTACATAGCAATTAGAGTTTCTTTAGATGGAATAAAGATAGCTAATAGAGTGCTAATAATAAACACTGCCCATACTCCTTTTACTATTGTAGTACCTGTGGCTTTACGGAAGTCATCGTCTAGGTACAATATAATTAGTGCTGATATTGTAAACATTGCTACTACAGATAATACAGCAATAAGTGTGTCTACTAATGGTAAAGCATAGATTACCCATGGGCTAATGATTGGTTCCATCTTAGTTCTCTCCTACAAGTCTAAAATAACGTCTAAAGAAAATATCTCCTGTTATACCTACTCGTGTTCTCTTTGTTTCCTTATTTTTACCAATGTTATTGACTATAGTGTTTAGCCATGTTTCTTTACCTAGTTCTACTTCATTGATGTCTTTTTGTTGGTTGTATAATCTTCCGTTACGACTACCTTAGTCCCCATTGGTAGTAGTTCTTTTAGTTCTTCTTCAGTAAAGTCCTCAGCGTCATACCACTTGTTAGGTATTAAGGCTTTCTTTGGTTCCTCTTTTAGCAGTTCCATGTTATTTTCTGAAGCATAGCAGGCACTTTCACAGCTAACTCCATCTTCAGCAATAGTAGCTCTCCACCCTTGAATGTGATTACCTATATCTACAACGTAGTGTCTTGAACCATCAAGTCCATCTTGAGGCAACCTTATAATTGTTCCTTTTCTCTTATCATTCTCTCCTTTGTCTACAATTACACGATCGCCTACTTTAAACTTATGCTCACTTACAGGCTCTGCTTTCCCATAGATACGCTCAGCGTCCTCTTCAAGAAATTCATCTGTCTCTTTCTTTTCGATGACTTCAATGAGTTTCTCTGCGTAGTGCTTGATTTTCTCTGCGTCAGTTAAGGCTTGCCCTTTGTCTCGCAAAGTATACTTAATGATATTACCTTTGAGGTATGCGACAAATTCCTCAGTGGTGAAGTTTCGCTCCATGATTTCCCATGGTTGAATGTTAAGTGTTTCGTAGTGTTTGCTATTTGTATTCATAATGTTATCTCCAGTTTCCAGTTAAGTATGTTTGAATTAAGAATAATAGTTGTAGTCGTCTGTAGTAGACTTGTTGTGCTCTAAAGTTTTTACTCATTAGTCCTCCTAAATCACTCTAAACCAATTTCTAGAAAATACGTCCCCTATTGATAAAGCTGTTTTTCCATATCCATTTTTAGTAATGTATTGTATTCTTGCAGTTTTAACTTCTCTTAACTCAGGTCGCATTTCATCTTTATCTTCTGTTGGGTATTTTAAGACTTCTACTAAAACTCCTGTTCCTAATTTGTCTAAAAGCTCTTCGACATAAAAACCTGAGGCTCTATACCATTTATTCTTTTCTAATTTGTTTTTCTTTAGCTCCTCAAGTTCTTTATGTAGTTCTTCATTAGCTTTAAATAGCTTCATACCTGCTTCTACTTCTTGCTTTAGTAAAAAATGTTTTCTAATGTTTTCTTTAGCTAATCTTGTGCCAGCTTCTCGCAACTCATGATTTTCCTTTACAAGTTCGCCTACACGAATTTCTAGTTCTTCAATTTTGCTTAACATGGTACTTTCACTCCTTGTTGTAATCGTTCACCAATTAACTTCCCAATGCCTGTCTTTTCTTCTAATTCTTTTAGTTCTAGCCTGTCAATTCTATCTTTTGTATCAAGCTCAATACTGACTACCTGTAGTGTTTTCATGTCAATCTTTACTTTCATAGTGGTCTCCTTTCATTAACTCTGTTGCCACGAAAAAGAGGACTTTTGGTTTCCTCTATCTCGTGGGTACATTAAACCTTAGTGAAAAATAAAGGTGCTCTTTAGGATCTCCTTAAGGTCTAAATTGCCTTTAGGAGGCCCGACAATATCTGATAAGTCCTCTCTAGTCATTTCCTGTACATATTGTCTAAACTCTTCTAGTGGTGAGTGCTCTGTATATAACTTATAGAGTTGCTCACGGATAACTACTTGTAGGTGTCTAGCTTCCCCTAAAGATGTTCCGAAGCTATCATGAATTGTCGTATAGTTCTTTAAGCCAGCTTCATTAACTACCATCATTAAGTGGGTACTGTCTAGGCTATGGATAAAATTAGGTGCTATCCCATTCTTTTGTCCATTAGCGTCTAGTGCTTCATCGTCAGCTACATCTTGATAGTAGCCATGCCATCTCACCATGTCTCCGAAGCGTGTACGGAAGCTCTTTTGAACTAACTTTAGATACTGTTGCTGTACTGGTAGTCCTAAAGGTGTCCACCAATTCACTGGTAGTCCATGCTTGGTGAGTACTTTAGCCAGTTCTTTGAGATACTTCATGCCCTCTGTAGCACTGACTACTGTCGTCTGCACTTCCTGCCATACGAGTTTTGCCATATACTTTGCACAAGGCTTTTCAAAGCGTTTAAAGTGAGGGTTACCTTTTGTTGTATCCTCATATATCTGCTCTTGGAAGCCATATTGTCCGCTACCATAGGCAAGCGTCATGACATTCCGTTTAACTACTTTACGATTAACTCCATGAGCTAACCATGCTTGAGCCATTGAGCGTGTCCCAAAGTGTACTCTTTGTCCGCCTCCTACTGCTTCCTTTTCGACTTCATCAAGTGTTCCACTTGTTGCGTCTTTTTCGACAATCTTAAGTACTTTGTCGGCTACTTGTTGATATATGTCGGCTGGTCTTTCGTGGTCGATTAGGTTTACAGCACTTCCGCCTACTTCATCTCTAAGCATTGCTGAATAATGCTGTAGCCCTGAGCAAGTACCATCATAAGCTATGACTAGAGGGCAACTATAGCCCTCATATGTCTTGTGCTCCTCGTAGTACTCAAGAGACTTGACGTACTCCATAGCCCATGCTAGGAACTGTAAAGGCTCATCTGCGTCTGTCCACCATAGGTAGTCCAAAGGGTTCTTTGCACTGTCGACAATATTAGAGTGGTGAGTTTTCACCCATTCCACTTGTTCTCTATGGGATACTTTGTCATTACCCCATAGGTTTGCCCCTTGCCAGTAAAAGAGCTCTATGTCTTGGCTATCCTTGAGTGGTACAGGTTCGCTGTAGATGATTAAAGATTTCATAAAGTCGTCTCCTTGATGGTTAAAGAGTGGTATAGGGTAGATACGTCCTCTAAAGTCGATGTTGCAAGGGAAGTAGATTTTGTCGTACTCCTTAAATTCTTTAGCGTATCTGAACAGTCTCATAGCTCGTAGGGCTTTACTACGTCTTGCAATTTCAATCTCTAGCCACTCATGGAACCGCTTCCCATAGTCTTGCTTGGTCTCAAATGTGTTCCTTACTGGCTCAGTTGCATGAGGCTCAAACCCTGCTATACCAGCTATCCCTCCGCCTTGCTCAAAGATTGCATTGACTACTTCATACATATCTTTATTGATACAATAAGCAGTCTCTTGAATTGCATTGACTGCACTATATATCTTGCTCAAGTCAACGTCTTGTATCTTTTTGATGTAACTTTTAACCACCTTTGTCTTACCGACAATGTGGCTGATACGCATGAAATGGAGCCTCTTTTTCATTGCCCCATAATATCCACCTTGGCTCATGTCAGTCCATGGCTTAGGCTTCACGATCGTTGGTGTGCGGTCGACAATAAACTTACTGATAAATTCTGCATTGTATCTGTATGTATCCAATAGAGCTTGAGATGGCTCTAGGTACAGCGTCCTGTCATTCGCTTGGCTAGTAGTAATTAGGTCTGTAGATTGTATAAGGATATATAATATGTCTATTCCTAAGTTCACTATTACTCCTTTTTCCCACTTAACCCATTCAAACTTATTTTTCTTCATTACCCCTTTAATATGTGAGGTCTTTTGATACATAAGAGTTCTCTTGTCTAAGCCCTCTTGTATTCTGTTTACTTGGGTTCCTGTGCCGTCCTGCTTTAGGTATGCTTCAGTTTTAGCGTTGTAGTACAGGCTGTTTCCCACTTGGTAGCCACAACTCGATACACTGGCTTTATGGTCTGTCGCTAGGGTCTCATTGATTGCCTTTTCAAGTACTGTAGCACAAATATTGAGTACTAGAGCGTCCTTACCGAATGCCTCAAGCATTGCCTTGAGTAGCTCCCTATACTTCTTGCCCACACCTCGCTTTGGCTTGGTGTTCTCTTCTATCCATGCTCCGATGTTTGTCGCTAGGGCTTCGACAAAGAGCTTTTTCAAGCCACTGCCTAAGGGCTGGCTAGTAATTCGCCCTTGGTTTCTTGCTTGCTCAAGTCTTTTCTTAAAGGTTTCTTGAGCTAGCTCGGTGTAATGCTTTTCAAGCTCTATTTGTTGCTCTATTGTGTTTGTGTTCATACGTCTTGACCTCCTCGGTTTTTGTCATTGGCTTACCGCCTGCATACGTCTTGACCGCCCTGAGCGGTGCAAAAAGGGTATAAAAAATACACCTATTGTGTTTTCAATGGTTCCAATAGGTGTATTTAGTTCAGTCTTGGAACTCTAGCAGTACCGCCCCAACGTCCTCGAATACTGACATATAGAGGCGGTGAAGTATCTCATGTCTAGCGGCGTCCCGCTCTGATAGTTCGCCCTCGTGGGCTTCTGCTTGTTCCTCGATTTTTCTTATTGCTTCTTTTAGTCGCTTGGTAGTCCTTGCCAGCTTCTTTGCTGATATAAGGAACTCCCTCCGCTCTATATCAAGCTCTTTTTTAGTCATGTAGTACCTCATTTATATCTATGTACCATGTGCCCCATTCGTCTGTGTAAAGCTCTATAAAGTCCTCGCCTGTGATTGGCTTATAGAATGAGCTTATAAACTGCTCTAGGTCGTGGCGATCTGCTCCTATGTCTTGGTATAACCATCTAGGAATACGACGCTCGCCCATTTTCTCCGCTTGTCTTTCGACTAACTCAAGTACGTCTATAGGCTCAATCTTGTCTAACGCTAATTTTTCGCATAATTTACCGATTATAACGCCAGCGTCGATATATCCATAAAATGGGCTTAATTGCTCCATGATGTCCGCTATATTAATGTCTTGTGTTTTCATTGTTATTGCTCCTTTTCTTCTTCCATGCATTGTTTGAGGTATAATAAAGCATTTTCAAAACTGTCTAATTCAAATCTTGTAACAATCGTGTTTGTCCATTTTGTTTTTTCTATCCATGCCACCGCATAGTAATTTTCAAGTTCTATAAGGCTTTTCTTTAGGAATGCCATCACTCCTATATGTTTATTGTTGTCTTGCAGTCTCCTTTCTACGGCTTCTATCCATTCGTATATATAGCCATTTATATGTGTGTATCCCCAGTTGCCTTTATAGTGCTTTTCTATATAGGCTAGTTCTTCCGTGAATTCTTTTGATATGTCTTTTATTTCTCTCATTACTCTTCCTCCTCTAAGCACTCCCTGAGAAAATCTAATGACTTTCCAAAGTTATATAGCTCGTATCGTGAAATTTTAGTATTTGTCCACTCTTCGCCCTCTTCGTAGTCCTCTAGCTCCTCAAGGCTATCCTTGATAAATTCCATTACATCTATGTCTTTATCGTGGAACCTGTCGGCGACTGATAGAAGCCACTCATAAATATCACTTGTCAAATAGCCTTGTTCCCAGTCGTTTTTATAGTGTTCCTCTATGTATTTCAATTCGTTTCTATAGATGTTTATAAGTCTCATTAGTTGGCTCCTTTCGCCCCTCTTGTGAGGGGCTATACATTTGTCTATACATTAAGATAAAAAATTAGAATAAATCATCAGTAACCGCCCAGAGGTAAACCCCTGAGACAATGATGGATAATAGTATCATCTGTACACCTCTAGTATTATTGAATGTTTACAAAGGTATTTAATACCCTCACTATATTTATATTTCTCTTCCTCTGTTCCGTATTTACGTCCTCCCTCTGCCCATTTTGGCAAGCCTAGCATAAAGAAAAGATTGTCATTAAATTGTAAACTGTAATAATATGTACTCACTACGTCTACAACTAACCAAGCAGGCAATGTGTTTTGTGTCTCTTCAATATATGAATAGATATAATCTTTTAGGTTTTCATAAATTCTAAAATCATAGTTATCTATTATTGCTATAATTTCATCTAGGCTCTCATCTCTTGATAATAAAAAGTGCGTTATTTCTTTTTGGTTTTCGTCCCATTTCATTATGATTTCTTTTAGTTTTGTATATTTCATTTTATGCTTCCTCCTCTTCGTCCTCTGTATTAATACCTAAGCAGTCATAAATATATGTATCATCGAACCAAAGAAAATCGTTTATTTCTGTTAATGTGTTCAAGTACATTTCATTGAGCAAGTCCATAAACTCCTCTTCTTTGTTATTGTTTTTGATTGTCTCAAGTGTGCTGATAGCACCGCTCCAACACTCTTCTAATAAATCGTAAAAGTCTAGTTCTTTTTGAATTGTAATTGTGTTCATGATGACCTCTTTTCTGTATAGTCGTTTGTCTATACATTGTAATTAAAAATTTTAGGGTTTAGGTGTATTACCTTTACCTCTTGTCTATATTATATCAAATGTATATCTATTTGTCTATACAAATGTATGATTTCATTGTTTAAGTTTATTTATTTTTCTTATAGTTTTTCTTAAATGTTTGTTTATATTGTATTTACATTTGTATAGGCTTAATGCTATAATATTGTATATAAAGGAGTGATAAATATGAAACAATTTCCAAAGGTATCAAATGAATTCAATACTAATTATTTCCAATATTCGCAACAGCCTATAGACAAAACTATTTCTTTCCGTTTACCCTCTGCACTTGCTGATGCTTTCAATAGTGCAGTTAAAAAGATGGGGGCTAAGAGTTCCGATGAGTTGCGTAACTTTATGATTGATTATATTTCTTATGTTCAATCTGAAATGGAGAACACTGTTAAGGCTCAAACTGATGGGAATAAAAAGCCTAAAGAGGTTGTAGCTATCGAAGAAAAAGCACAAGAGCCACCACAATAAGAGCACACAAAAAGCCTATAGAATTCTTAATGATTTCTATAGGCTTTGTTTTATTTAAATATATTAAGTATTATTCTATCGCATTTTCTATAATATGGATACTTCCCACAATTTCCGAAAATTGTATTCATGATAAGACCTAGAATTAAACATACTATTATAGCTATGATATAATCTTTCGTTTTCAACACCACCTTGTTTGTTGATTAATACTCTTATTGTCGTGCTGTGGATCATCTACATTACACTCGACAAAACTACTGTAAATTATATCAATAGTATAGCATAGAGATTATATGAAATGGTAATTTATTTATTAGACAAACGTAGTACCAACTGTGTGCAACGTGGGCTACGCATGGATACTTGAGCATTGCTGTTAGTACCCTCATAAGAACTACGTTGTGCACCATTTGGCTTTTCTAGTTGTCGCCAGTGGTAGTGAGTTCGTAGAACGAACGACTGCTTGTCGCTGTCCTACACGGAACACTACTGTGTACACTGGAGAGCTCACTACCGCTTATCACTGGGCGAACAGTTGTCGTACATTCGGTGGTGTGTGCAAGCTCCTCGCTAGGGCTCGTCAAGAAGCCCTCAATCAATAGAGGTGCTTGTGCACACCCAAGTCATTCCTGTGGATAACAATTGGATATACTTTAGTGTACTAAAGTATTACTGTGGTGTTCTGTAGTTATACATAGGAATGACTTTGTTGTCGTTATTGTCGATACCGAACAGCTCACTTATGATAATGCAGGACGTACTCGACAAGAGTGCTGTGGCTTCCAGTGGTAAGCTGTGGTCGTTCCTAGTGAGTTCGTAGAACGAACGTGAGGTAGTCCGTGAGTGCTCTTTAGTGGTACTACTGTGAACGACAGTGAGACCATAGGTCGAACTAACGGAGTGAACCATAGGCAGTCAACTGGTTGCTGAGCTATTTGTACACTTATGTGAGTTCGTAGAACGAACACTATGTCTACTGTAGGTGGACTAAAGAGTTCTGATGTGCTTCTGTGGTGTACAAATTGCACGTCGTGATGTTCTAAATTGTAAGTGCTCGTATACTCAAACTTAAGCCCCCACCCGAAGTACTGAGGGTACTACTGGTGTGAATGTGGTCGTGCAGAGTGAGAGTATGCTAGGTAGTGAGAGTAACACTGAATGAGCCTGCGGAGTGCCAAGCGTTAGCGTAGGGACGACTTAGCAGGGGGCATGGGGGACTGTGGCTCTAATCTTAATAGTATATATGAGCTCATAAAATTTTGTAGTATTTTTCCCTTTAGGTGTCTTACAGTTATATTATCGTTATCGGAAGTAATTACAAAAAAAAGAAAAACTAGCCTATATT